AAAGAAATTTGTTACACAACAGCAGTAGCTGTTTTGTATGAGGCTGCCACAGCACCTGGTGATTGTGGTAGTTTGTTATTTTCTCGTGATACCAATATGCGTGGTAGAATTATAAGTTTTCACATCGCAGGAAATAAGCGGGAAGGCATGGGTCTAATTCTATCCAAGGAAATGGTCACTAGAAATCTTGAGAAATTTAATAAAATCGTTATAGATGATAGAAAATTTGTTAAGGGTTCTTTTGATTGTCAAATTGCTAATGAAACAGTACATGTAAATCCAATACTTTCGAGTGTTGGTCTAAATGTTCCTGGTGATTATTTAAGTGTAGGGATAAGTAAAACTTTACCTCATCCAATTAAAACTGAATTGAACCCATCACTCATTCATAATATGATATATGAAACAGAGACCAAACCCGCATATCTTAAACCAGTTATGTTGGATAATGAATTGATTGATCCATTAAAGAAAGGAATTTGCAAGGCATTTACTATTCAACCTTTATTGGATAACGATATTTTAAATATTGCAGCTAATGATGTTTTTGATCAATTTAAACATACCCCTGAGGATATAACTCGAATATTAACGTATGAGGAATCTATTATGGGTGTTGAAAATTATGATTTTGCACATAGTGTAAATAGAATTTCCTCGGCTGGTTTTCCATGGGTTTTTAAGAAAAGTACTTCAACTGGTAAACGCGAGTGGTTAGGCCAGGGTGATGAATGGGATTGTTCAAACGTCGAACTTAAGACAGCTGTAGAGACAATTATTAATAACGCTAAAAATAATAAGCGATCTGAAGTTGTTTTCGTTTCAACATTGAAAGATGAAAGACGACCCATTGCAAAAGTTGAACAAGGTAAAACTCGTGTCTTCGAAGCTGGTCCAATGGATTACACTCTAGCAGTTCGACAATACTTTTTAGGATTTATAGAAAGTGTTATGCGTAACCGAATAAGTAATGAAGTTTGTGTTGGAACTAATGTGTATTCTAATGATTGGAACAAGTTAGGCATTAAATTATCAAGATATGGTAATCATGTTATTGCTGGTGACTTCTCAAATTTTGATGGTTCTTTACATCAAGAAATTTTATGGAAAATTTGTGATATTATTAATCAATGGTATGATGATGGTGATGAGAATGCTAGAGTAAGAAACGTTTTATTTGAAGAAATTGTTAATAGTGTTGTCTCAGTAGATGGAATACTTCTACAGAAGACACACGCACAACCTTCTGGAAATCCTCTTACTGTGATCATTAATTCCATATTTAATCAAATCGTTATGCGAATGGCTTATTTATTAGCGAAAAGAGAAGAAGAATTACCTCTTATGTGTGATTTTACTGATCATGTGTCCATGGCTACATATGGTGATGATAATGTCTTAAATATTTCACCTACAGTTATTGACTGGTATAACCAAGTTACAATAACAAAACAATTGAGTACTTTTGGCTTAACTTATACAGATGAAGCTAAGAGTGGACTTTGTGTACCATATCGCAATTTAGAGGATGTTAATTTTCTAAAACGTAAATTTGTAAAGAATGAGAGTGGAGTTTTCACGGCACCACTTTTAATTAATACAATTCGAGATATGTGTAATTGGGTACGTGGCAAGCAAATACGTGCCGCTACTCAAGAAAATGTACAGAATGCTTTAATGGAATTTGCTTTACATGGCAAAGACCAATATGAACATGAAGTACAACTATTAAGGGAAGCTTTTAAGAGAGTAAAATTGAATTTAAGATTCCCTTTATATGAAGAATATGAATCATTCTTCGCACTTCAACGAAGACAATAAGTCTTCAATAATGAATATGTGTGATCTTGCTTAATAACGATTAGGGACTGGAAAGTTATTAAGTATTGCTACATATTCACAAAGGCGTCCTTATTTAAGGATGGAGAGCCGCAGCAGCCCTGCATCTCCTAATGTCCCAAGCTTTCCCTGGATAGGCGCAGTTCTTGGAAAGTTAATACGCGTCAGCATGTCAAATGAAATTAA